GCCAGCTGCAGGCTCTAAGCCGAGCGCCAACACAGAAGGCGGCTACGCGGTCTATCATCTTAACGACGCACTGCACGGCACAGCGCCTATATACATTCGTTTTGGGTTTGGCAGTGGCGCTACCAGAACTATTCCGCGCGTGCGAGCTACGGTAGGCACTACTACAAACGGTTCTGGCGTTCTCGGCGGCGTCGTTAGCACAATCGCCAACATTGCTAGCTTTCTCGTGTCAGAGACTGGCGACGCAGCAAAGCAGTCTTACTTTTCTGCTAATGAAGGCTTCTTCGGGCTTAACTGGAAGGTGCAAGACAGTAACGCGAACGTAGCTTCGTTTTTCATTTGTCGCACCTGCGACGCTAACGGCGACCCTACTGCTGACGGCGCTATAGCTCACTGGGGCGCAGGCAACTTGAGCAGCCTTACGAAGCGGCAAGCGTTTAGGTATGCGTCTAGCCCGGTAGCGTTCACAGAAACTACTGACATTACTACAGCTGCGCTCTGCCTTAATCCGCAGGCGCGCTCAACTTCTGTAGTTGGCAGTGACGTACAGGCATTCATGGCGTACACCGTTACGCCAAGAGTCAGCCCGCTAGCGTATGTGTGCGGCGTTCTCGAAAGCGAAGCAGCAGAAGGCTCTACGTTTGACGTTGCAATGGTAGGAACTGCCGTACGAACGTTCCTTGTAATGCACGAGCGCGCAGGCTCTGCTAGTGCGCAGAGCGCCGCTGCTAACAGTCTGCGCATAGCAATGCTTTGGGAATAGTAAGCCAATGTTCTTACCAGCACCTGACTTAGCGTTCCCGCTTGACCCTTCTGAGCTTGTCAGCAATCACATGCACGGCGGCTCGCCGCCTGTGTTGTCGCAGACAGTCTTAGCAGCGCCTGCGGCTGGTCAACTTATAGACATATCGGAACCTGCAATTATGCACGTATGGCAAGCTACGATTACGGACGAAGAAGGCGACATTGTGCCCGGCGCCACTATCGAAGTGCGCGACGCGGACGAAGCTACGCTAGTCTCTATTTTCTCTGACCGAGACGGCGAAGTGCCAAAGTCAAACCCGTTCACAGTCGGCTCTGACGGCCTAGCGCGTTTCTACGCGTCGCCTGGCATTTACGACATTCGCGCCTTCTTGGGCGCGTCGCAGCAGGTTTGGGCTGACGTTGAGCTAGGCGTACGCTTTGACAGCTTGCCACAGGAAGAGCTGGCGAACTTCATACTAGCTACCGTAGGCACTCAGATAAGCAGCGAAGTTGAAGACGCAGTAGCGCTTGCGGTCGCAGACATTCTAGACCAGCTTGCTTCTTTGCCGAGCGTTGGCATTGAATTCGGCTACATTACTGCCAACGGCACAGGCAGCGTGTTCTCTGACCCTTCGTGGACTGTTACGCCGCAGGGCAGTGGCCGCTATCTGATAACTCATAACGCTGGCCTGATTAACCCGCAATCTATGGTAGTGACTGCTACTGCGATTACTACCGAAGACAGGTACTGCACGACAGGCTCTATAGCTCCTACGTCTGACGCTTTCTACGTGCAAGTGCTAGACGTTGCCGGCTTCGGCGCTAACAATCCTTTCTTCTTCATTGCGGTTAACGCAGAAGCTACGACAGAGTAGCAGCCGTGTCGCTGACCGTCGCAGTAGCTGCTGCGAAGGCAGTAGCCGAGCGGCGCTCTGTGTCGCAGCTACTCTGCCCGAAGTGCAACGGCGGCGCGAAGCGAGAACGCAGCCTAAGCGTCTTCCCTAAGAAGGGCAGCTTTGTTGTAGCAGTCGCACACTGCTGGCGAGCAAAGTGCGGTTACACGAAAGAGATAGTGACTGCAGGAGCAGCGCGGCGAATAGAAAGCACAGAGCAAGAGCTGCGCTTGCCGCCGCAGACGAAGCCGCTTACTGCTAAAGCTAAGAGCTACCTGCTGCGGCGTTTCAGGCTCGAAGAAGCGACGCTGCGGCGTTGGAACGTTACGCAGCATACGCAGCTGTCGTCAATCTACTTGCCAGTGTACGACTGGCGAGAGCGCGACATAGGCGGCGTGCTTCGGCACCTAGGACCGCACAAAGGACCGAAGGCCGTAGCGTATCAGCTAGGCGAGCCGTGGAGCTGCTTCTATCTGACGCGCAGCGCACAAGAGCGCGTAGTGATTGTAGAAGACCAGCTTAGTGCGCTGCGCGTGTGGCAGCTGGGAGTTAGTGCGGTAGCTCTAATAGGCGTCGCGCTCTCTGAAGACAAGCTGCGAGCTGTCGGCAAGTTGAACACTAAACGTATAACGCTGGCGCTTGACGCAGACGCCACGCGCAAAGCTCTTAAGTACGCGCGTCTATTCAGCCAGCTGGAAGTAGTCAGGCTGTGGCGAGACTTCAAAGACTCTAAGGACAAGGATATTGCCACTTGCTTGAGCTTGAAAACCACATACTAGCCGCAATTCTGCAGAGCCGGCAGTGCTACCAAGACTTACAGGGAACGCTTGACCCAAACTCGCTAAGCGAGCATGGGCAGCTGATTTACAAGCACGCAGCGAAGTACTACACGCGCGACGCAGCGGCTACGCACGTTGACCGCAAGCTGCTGGCTGCAAGTTTGGGCACTGTCTTTCCGTCGCCTAAGCAGGCTGAAGCGCTCGTAGAAGACTTGCACAGGATACCTAGCCAGGTATCAACGGCGAACATTACGCAGCTGTGCTTCGAGCTGCGGCAGTATCACGTAGGGCTGCGGCTCACTGACGCAATACTGCAGCGCTCGCCTGACGTGTACTCGCTGATTCGCGAATACCAAGAGCTAGGCGAGCGCGGCTCAGACTTAGAGAAGCTGAGCACTAAGGTAGGCTTTGACGACATATTTTCTAGCCAGTTCGCGAAGCTGCCGTGTCGTCCGCGTGCGCTGTGCAAGACACTGCGCGGCGGAATGCGGCCAGGCAATAACATGCTTGTCTTCGCGCGACCTGGCGCCGGTAAGACGCTGCTGTGCACGAACATAGCAGGGAGCTACGCGAGCCAAGGGCACAAGGTCCTACACATTATCAACGAAGAAGCTGCGCAGGCCGTCGCGCTTCGCTACTTGTCGTACATGGCAAGCGGACTGAACAACGACGGACCTACGCTAGACCAAATGGGCGCAGCTGACGAAGGCGTAGCGCGCAAAGCCGTAGCGCTTGCTATGGAGCGAGCTAACAAGGCTGGCTACCAGAACGTGCACATAGTCTACGGGCTTACCACGCTTCCGCAGATTCGATACGTAATCGAGCGAGTAGAGCCGCGAGTGCTGGTGCTAGACCAAGTGCGCAACATTAGCGCAGGCGGCGAAGGACTGACACAGAACCTAGAGCTAGTAACGCGCGAGCTGCGCAAATTCTCGCACGAGTACAGCTTGATAGGCATAGGCGTATCGCAAGCAGGCGAAAGCGCCGAAGGCAAAGCGCTGCTGCGGCTCACTGACTTGGACAGCAGCAAGACAGGCGCACAGGGAGCGTGCGACCTAATGGTAGGCATTGGCGTTACGCCTGAGCTTCGCGCAGAAGGTCGGCGCTGGGTTTGTGTCTGCCGAAACAAAATAAGCGGCGTCATTGAAGACTTCATGATTAGCGTTGACGAACAGCGCACGAAAATAATTGAACAGAAACCGCAGTGAGTCTGCACCCATTACACAAGGACAACGTAACCGGCAAGACTTACTTAGAAGGCAGCTGGTGCGCTTTTGACTTCGAGACTACTAACGTTGACTTTGGCTCTGCGCTTGAGCCGGCTAATAGAGTCGTCTGCGTATCGTGGAAGACGAAAGGCGAGAAGGTCAAGAGCTACTACGGCAACGTACTGGAAGCTGCAGAATTCTGGAAGGCGCTTGATGCAGCAGACTTTGCGATAGCGCAACACGCGAAGTTTGAATGTCACTGGCTCTTCAGGCTGAACTACGACCCTACAGAGAAGCTATGGGCTGACCCTATGCTGCTGGAATGGGTACTGCTTGGGAATAACCCTGACTCGCTTTCGCTTTCTCTTGACGCAATGTGCAGGCGCTACGGACTGCCTGCAAAAGAACGCTTCATAGCTTCGCTAATGTCTGGCGGCGTGTGCCCTTCGCGCATGCCTAAGCAGTACTTGATAGCTCGCTGCGAGCGCGACGTAGAGACGACGGCAGAGCTTTTCGAGCGACAAGTAGACGCACTGAGCCAGAGCGGCGGACTTGCAGCAGCTGTCACGCGCTGTCTGTTTACGCCAGTGCTTGCGGCGATTGAGCGCAACGGCATAGTTCTAGACCGCGACCGAGTGCTAGAGACGCACTCACAGTATGCCGCGCTGTACGCCGAGCTGAAGCAGCGCATGCGCGACGTAACAGGCGGCATTGATAACGAGCGTAGCCCGCTGGCAATGATTCCGTTTGTCTATGGCGTCTTCCCGCGCGTCAAGCAGGGCAAGAACTGGCGCGAAATGACAGACGAAGAGAAGGCAGCAGTAAAGCCGCTGTACTTCAAAGAACTGGCCTACAGAGACGGCAAGAAGAAGCGCGGCAAGCCTAGCAAGTCTTGGCCTGAAGGCCGACCGCTTCTGAACAAGAAGACGCTAGAGATTCTGCAGGACAAGGCGACGACTGAAGAGCAGCGAGCTTGGGTAACGCTGCGAAAGGAACTAGGAAGAGTCGGCGCCGCTATCTCGAAGAACCTAGACTTTTTCAAAGGCGTAGTGACCGAGCGCGGCGGCAAGTTCTACGCAGAGATACAGCAAGGCGTGACCGCTACGCACAGAACGAACGGACGCGGCAAGCCTATAGCGTTCGCTCTCTTTGACGGCGAAGTAAAGAGCGCCCAAGGACAGAACACGCCGCGCGAGTTTAAGCGGCTGCAGAAACCGCGTGACGCTGACTACCTTAGCGGCGCAGTAGACGCTAAGCAGCTCGAATTCAGAATAGCGGCGGCGCTGTGTGAAGACGCGCAGGCACTGGCAGACGTTCGTAACCCGGACTTTGACGCGCACCTGCAGACGCTGACGGTAATGCTTACGGGGCACTTTGACCGCAGCGTATACCTAGACTTGCTGCAGCGATACCGTCGCGGCGACAAGAAAGTAAAGGAACAGCGCGCCGACAACGTGCTATGCAAGTCGCACACGTACAAGCCGCTCTTCGGCGGCGAACGTGGCACGCCGCTACAGGAAAGTTACTACAAGTGGTTTAGAGAGCACTACAAGGGCATTACGGACAAGTGCACGAGCTGGCTTAAGGAAGTTGAGAAGAGCGCAGCAGAGAGCAGCGGCCTAGGGCAGCTGCAGGTAGTTACCGGGCTAGTCTTCCGTTGGCGCGTGTCGTACCGCGACTACGGCAACAGCAGGCGAGCGCCGCTAGCAGTTAACGCCAAAAACGGCAAGCTGCTTAAGCCGTCTGTGTTCAATACGCCTATTCAGTACTTCGCTACTGGCGAGTGCGTGCCGATTGCAGTAACGCACCTGTACTACAGAATCAAGAAGGACGGCATACGCGCCATTCTCACTAACACAGTGCACGACAACGCAGACGCGGAAGTGCACAAGGACGACGCCGACAAGTGGCGCGAAGCGGCAGTAAACGCGTTCACGCGCGACGTGTTCAGGTACTTGAGAGTCGCGTACAAGTTCAGGCTAAAGGTGCCGCTAGGCGTTGAAATTTCTCTAGGCACGCACTTAGGCGAAGGTCAGCAGTATTCCGTAGACGTGGAGAACGAAGCAGCATGACAACGGCAAACTTTACTAGCAGGGACGCTTCAATAGCGACGCAGGCGAGCCAGAAAGTAGCGGCAGAGCTGCTGCGCCTTGAGCTAGAGCACAAGGCTTGGCCGCTTCCTACCAAGGAAGAAGAGCGCCTGCAGGCTATGGAAGCGCGATACGCGCAGCTCGTGCGCATGCTCCTGTCAGCAGCGCTCGCGCCTTACGTCAGAGAAGTTGACCTTGACCTGCCCGAGTCTGACAAGCCAGCCGCGCAAGCTTCTAGCGACGTGCTAGACGAGTTTGCAGGCGACGACGACATACCCTACTAACCACGAAGAAAGGAACGACGACAAGTGAAACTGAAAGCTAAGAGCGTCAGCGAAGACAGACTGACAGCCGGCAACTATGTTGCCATTTGCAACGCGGTCATTGACCTAGGCATGCAGCCGGGACGTGGCCGGTATCCAGCGCCTAAGCAGGAAGTGCTGCTTAACTTCGAGCTGCCTACGGAAACCTACGAGTACGAAGGCAAGACGATTGTGCGCAACATTCACAGACGCTTTACGGCGTCAATGTCTACTAAGGCGAACTTGCGCAAGTTCATTGCCGCATGGTTTGGCAAGCCGTTTGACAACGACGCGGCTGCGGAAGACTTTGACCTGCAGAAACTGCTAGGCCGGCGCTGCTTGCTCAACGTCACGACTCGCGAAGCGAGCGGCAAGACGTACACGAACATAGAGAGCGCTACGCCAGTGCCTAAAGGCATGGACTCGAAGCAGCCGCAAACCTACGCGAGCTGGTACTACAACTTGGAAGCGCCCGACCATGCGACCTATGGCAAGTTCCCTGAGTGGCTGCAGAAGGTCATTAGCGGGCGCGTGCAGACTGGCGCCGTTCAAGGTCCTGCGACTTCCAAGGACCTTGTAGACGATATGCCGGCAGACGACGACATACCGTTCTAATGCTGCTGCTCATTGACGCCGACAGCATCGTATACGCTGCTGCGCACTGCGCAGAGCGCAACACGTACGCTGTTACATTCGCTCAAGGCTCTGAGTACACGCAGAGCGGTCTAGGCTACGAAGAAGCTAAGGCCGCTGCTAGCTGCGGTCCTGCCGGCGAAGGCACAATTTACAAGCACGTAGAAGTGCTGCCCTTCGAGACTGCGCTAAATGCGCTGCGCGGCATGCTTGGCCGCACTCGAAGGGAAGTAAAGGAACGCTTCGGCGTCAAGTTCAAGACGCGAATACTGCTGACCGGAAGCAGTAACTACCGCGACCGTCTGGCGGCAGTGATTCGCTACAAGTTCAACAGAGTAGAGACACAGAAGCCGAAGCACTACGGGCAGCTGCGCAAGTACCTAGTAGACGAACTGGGCGCCGCAATAATTCACTGGTACGAAGCAGACGACGAAATAGCAATATCGCTGACCGAGAACAAGGAAGCTGTAGCGTCAAGCATTGATAAGGACCTGCTGCAAGTGCCCGGCTGGCATCATTTGCCAGACAAAGGCTTTCTTCTAATCAGCGAGAAGTCAGGCTTGCTTCGCTTCTACTCGCAGGCTCTCTGCGGCGACAGCACTGACGGCGTGCCCGGCTGCTACCGCATTGGAACGAAGGGCGCTAGAGAGCGCGTGCTAGAAGTCGCAGCGTCTGCCAAGTCGTACCGCGAGCTAGAGCGGTCAATGTGGCAAATGATAGTAGCCGCTTACGCCGAGAGCATACGCAAGTACGGTAAGGACAAGTGCGGCTACGACGACGCCGAGCAAGCCGCGCTCGAAACTGCGCGCCTTGTTTACCTTCTGCGGGAACGACCGAAGGACCTTGCTAACCCGCCACTATGGACGCCTACGAAATGAGAGCGGACTTTCTGACTAAGGCTGAGCAAATGAGCAAAGACTTTGTGGCTAAGCTGCTTGCGAGCGTGCAAGAGCACGTAGACGCTAACGCAATCGTAGCAGGCGGCTGGGCACGCGACACGCACCTAGGCTTAGAGCCGAAAGACGTAGACATATGGCTGCACTCGCCGCAGCACTGGCAGACGGTCAAGCGAAAGATTGAGCGCGACGTACTGCAAGGCGTCGCTAACTTGTGCGTCCTAATGCCTAACACAGTGCGCGCTGCTGGCTGGTGCCTTTGGATAATGAAAGCCACTTACGAAGACGTGCGCGTAGACTTCATTTGCTTTCACGAGCCGCTGCTAGCTTGGGGCGCGAACGTGCTAGCCCAGTTTGATATAGGCATATGCGCTATAGGCTGGGACGGTAAGAGCGAATTCACGAAGACGCCTGCTTTCACAAAGGACCTGCAGAACAAGACGCTAACGTACAACGCCGAAGGTCGCGGACTTGAAGACTTGCCGCGCGTCGTATACGACCACTTGCCGCGACTGCTAAAGAAATTCCCTGACTTCGTTCCTGTCGGCTTCCCTACAGACGTTGAAGCGCCCGGCAAGTACGACCCTGCAGACTTCAAGGTGCACTATGAGTAAGTGTCAGCACGTCAACAAGAAGCACGAAGAAGCTGCCGGCTTCATGTACTGCCTAGACTGCCACGTAGTTTTAGAGAGCAAAGCAGTAGTACCGAAACGCAAAGGCGGCGGCTCTAGCGCTCGCCGCAAAGGTGCCAGCGCAGAGCGCGAGCTATTCGCGGCACTGAATGCGCGCCTAGGACATGCCTACTTCGTTCGCAATCTGTCACAGACGCGAGCAGGCGGCTGCGACGACGGTAACGCAGAAGTCTTTGCGCTCGAAGTGAAGCGCCAGGAGTCGCTAGCAAAGCTGCCTGCGTGGATTCAGCAGGCACAGTCACAGGCCAAGCCGGGACAGATACCAGTGCTTGCCTATCGCCGTAGCCGCGAGCCGTGGCAATTCTTAATCGTTGCTGACCTTGAAGGCTTCGCGAACATTTTTGAAGTAATGATAGGCGCATCTTGACCAAGACTACGCGCCGACCGTGGATAGGCGTTGACTTTGACGGCACGCTAGCTCTTGACGGCGGAAACCACGATAACCCTGCAGCGCTAGGCGAGCCAGTGCCGCTAATGCTCGCGCGCGTCAAAGCGTGGCTAGCCGAAGGCATGGAAGTGCGCATAGTCACTGCTCGCGTGTCGCCGCCTGCTAGCCGCTACGCGGTCAAGGCACGCGCCGCAATTAGAGCCTGGTGCGTGCGGCACCTAGGCCGAGCACTGAAAGTCACCTGCTCTAAAGACATGGACATGCTAGAGCTTTGGGACGACAGGGCTGTAAGAGTAATCACGAACACAGGCTATAGAGCTTGAGCGACGTATACGCACGACTTCAGAAAGTCGCAAGCATCTTGCAAGAGCGCGGCAGTAGCCGTGACCTGCCGCAAGGCGAACGCAGCATGACTCGGGCAGTGCGCATATTCAATGCGACTACAACGGGCACGCAGCTTTCAGTAGCTGACGGCTGGCGCTTCATGCTGTCTCTTAAGCTCGCTCGCATGATGGCTGGCAAGTACAAGGAAGACGACTACGACGACTTAATAGGCTACGCAGCTCTGCTAGCTGAAGAAGAAGCCGCAGCGCAGGAGAAAGAGCAGCAATGATTCTGTGGAACGACAAAGACGGCGGCGAAGAGTCGCGAGTATGGTGCTGGGGCATAGAGCTTAAGCGCTGGTTCTCTGTGCTGTTGCTTCGCTTTGACGAAGGTTCGCGTGAAGCTTTCCATAGCCACGCGTTCAATTCTCTTTCATGGGTACTTCGTGGCGGGCTGCGAGAAACGCAGATAGTAGGAGCGCCGCGCAGTCGTCAATCATACACGCGACAAATTCAGCACGCGCCTTCGCTTATCCCTGTGCTTACGCAGCGCTCTACCTTTCACATGGTAGAAGGCTTGGCGCGTGCGACTTGGGTACTAACCTTTCGCGGACCTTGGGCGGACAACTGGCGCGAATTCATACCGCAGGGCGCCCGCCACATTCGCCTAACGCACGGACGCAAGGAACTTCCTTAAGCATGATTCTCGGCAATCGTCATTTAGTCATACCTGACACGCAATGTAAGCCTGGCGTGCCGCTAGAGCACTTGCTTTGGCTTGGCGACTACATAGCTGACAAGCGACCTGAAACAATCGTACACCTAGGCGACCATTGGGACATGCCTAGCCTGAGCGAGTACGACAAGGGCAAGAAGGTAGCTGAAGGGCGCCGATACTCTGCCGACATTGCTGCAGGCAATCTCGGGCTTGACTTGCTTATGCGTCCTATACAGAACCTTAACGCTAGGCTGCGTGAGAAGCACGAGCCGCTATACAAGCCGCGCAAGGTTTTTACCTTGGGCAATCACGAGCAGCGCATACAACGCCACGTAAATGCGAACGCGCACCTAGCCGGCAAAATTGGCTATCACGACTTCAACTTAAAGCAGCACGGCTGGGAAGTGCACGACTTCCTACAGCTCGTGAACGTTGACGGCATTGCGTACGCGCACTACTTCCCTAACCCAAACAGCGGCAAGCCTTGGGGCGGCGCTGTTCTGCTGCGCCTTAAGAACATTGGCTTTAGCTTCACAATGGGGCACCAGCAAGGCAAGCAGCAAGCAGAGCGCTACCTGCAAGACGGCACGGCGCAGCGCGGTCTAGTAATCGGCAGCTACTACCAGCACGACGAAGAGTACAAAGGACCGCAGGGTAATTACCACTGGCGCGGCGTAATCATGAAGCACGAAGTAACCGAAGGTAATTACGACCTAATGGAAGTGTCCCTTAACTACCTTCGTAACCGCTACCTAGAGAAGTACCCAAACCGCAAGCATAAGCGCATTGCGTACGAGCACAGAGAATGAATCTAGTCTGCGGCTGTCATTGCGGCAAGTGCTGTAGCCACACGTTCTTAGAACAGCTACGCACGGCTAACCTTAAACGCGTCCCTGACTTTGGCGCAGGCGAGCTGAACGACTGGACGCCAGCAGAGCGCGGCAACGAGCTAGCAGGCGAGACAGGCGAGCTGTGCAACGAGCTTAAGAAGCTGCGCCGACACGTTGCACAGCACTTTGCGCCGCACCTGTGCGCTGAGAAGTGCAAGCAGCGTGCCGAAATTCTAGCAAGAGCAAGAGAAGAACTTGCAGACGTTCTGATATGCGCCGACTTGATAGGCGCACAGCTAGGCATTGACCTTGAAGGCGCAGTGCGCGACAAGTTCAACACCACTAGCGACAAGATAGGCAGTAAGGTGAAGCTATGAAGTCTGCTTGGAAAGTTACGCTTAGAGCTGTGCACTGGTCACAGCACGCTTCTTACATTTGCTCTG